GATGCAATACGAAGACGGCGGCAAATTCGAGCGTTGGAGCTGGGGACAGATCAGCATTCGCGTTCCCGCCATGACGCCACAAGATGAAATCAAGCGGCAATTGATTGAAAAAGCGAAACAATAATGCGCTGGCATTTTGAATTTAGCCGCGCTGTTCAGGCTATCTGCATTTGGGTTCCATGGCGTCCCGCTCATCGCCCGTTAGTATATTGGTATAGGTACAGACCCGGCAACTAAATGTCTAAATCTCTTACAGATATTCGCTCTCTAGCGCGTTCTTACACTGAAATGGCCATTCAGGCATTAGCCGGCGTTGCGCAGAACGGCCAATCCGAAAGTGCGAAGGTCGCGGCGGCTGAAGCACTGCTTAGTCGGGGATGGGGTAAGCCGCCCCAGCCTCTTGTTGGCGGCGACGATGATGACCCTGCAATTCGGTTTCAACAGATAGTCCGAACCATTGTCCGCCCTCCAGATTCCAACGGCTGAAGTATTCGAGCCGCTTTTAGCTCCTGCTCGATACAAAGGCGCCCATGGCGGGCGAGGCAGTGGCAAGTCGCATTTCTTTGCTGAGATGCTGGTTGACGATCATTACCGTAATCCAGGCTTGCGTTCGGTTTGTATCCGAGAGGTTCAAAAGAGCCTGAAGGACTCAGCCAAGCGTTTGATCGAGGACAAGATCCAAGCATTAGGGCTTGGCCGGGCATTTAATGTTCAAAGCGACCTAATCAAGACGCCGGGCGACGGGGTTATCCTGTTCCAGGGTATGCAGGACCATACCGCAGAAACCATCAAGTCCCTTGAAGCATTTGACCGGGCATGGGTTGAGGAAGCCCAGACGCTATCCGAGCGCAGCCTGACGCTACTGCGGCCGACCATCCGCGCTGAAGGCTCTGAAATATGGGCGAGCTGGAATCCAAGGCGCAAGACTGACGCGATCGACAACTTCATGAGGACGTTAAAGCCGTCCGGTTCGGTTGTTGTGCAGGCCAATTGGAAAGATAACCCTTGGTTCCCGAAGGTGCTCGCGGACGAGCGCGCGATTGATCTGGAGAAATACCCGGAGCGTTGCGAGCACATCTGGGACGGCGGTTATGCCACCGCGTTTGAAGGTGCTTACTTCGCCGGTCTGCTGATAAAGGCCAAGGCAGAGGGCCGCATAGGCCGAGTTGCCGCTGATCCGTTATTGCCAATTCGAGCTTTCCACGACATCGGAGGGTCTGGCGGTCTTGCCGACGCATACACGATATGGATCGTGCAATGGGTCGGGCAGGAAATCCGCGTCCTCGATTATTACGAAAGCGTAGGCCAGGTTCTCGCCCATCACGTCAATTGGATGCGGTCCCGTGGCTGGGACAAGGCCATCAACTATTTCCCGCACGATGGCGTGAACGCCAACAACGTCACCGGCAAAACCTACAAGCAACATTGGGAAGACGCCGATTTCAAATGCGAGCCGCCGATCCCCAATCAGGGACGGGGCGCTGCATCGATGCGGGTCGAAGCCGTTCGCCGGCTTGGCTCAAAGATGTGGTTCAACGCAGAGACCACGGAAGCCGGGCGCGAGGCGCTAGGCTTCTATCATGAGAAAAAGGACGAAAACCGCAATGTCGGACTTGGCCCGGATCATGACTGGTCGAGCCACGCTGCGGATAGTTTTGGCCTAATGGCGATTTGTTACGAAGAACCGGGACGGACGGCGAACTTCAACCGCCCAATCCAATACGCTAATATGGGAATAGCTTAAAGCCGATGGCTAAAATGGACCTCATTACCCTCAAGGCCATGTTAGCCCAGGAGAAGGCGTCCGCGCTTGCTGCGATGAATGCTGACGAATTGGTCCGCGAGCGCGAGCAGGCGATGCGGTATTACCTCGGCGACGTATCCCAAGACATGCCGGCGCAGGATGGTCGCTCCAAGACAGTTAGCATGGATGTTTCCGACACCATCGAGGGGCTGATGCCCAACCTGATGGACATATTCGCTGGATCTGACGAGGTTGTCCGGTTTGAGCCGGTCGGTCCCGAGGATGAGGAAGCCGCGCAGCAAGAAACCGACTACGTGAATCACGTGTTCATGCAGAAGAATCCCGGTTTCATGGTGCTGTATTCGTTCATCAAGGACGCGCTGTTGCAAAAGGTCGGCATCGTCAAAGTCTGGTGGGAAGAAAACGAGCAGGAAGAACGCGAGACCTATTATAATCTGAGCGAAGATCAATTTGCGATGCTTGCGCAGGCCGTCCAGGCGTCCGATGGGGCAATGGAGATCGTTGAGCATACCGTCAACAATGAGCCGGAGGCAACGAGTTGAGCGAGCTAATGTGTTGCCTAAAAGCCGTATGGCAAAACGACCCACCGAAGAGGTTTATCCCGCGCTCGCTGGATGGTGGCAGCGGTTGGGGTGTGTTTGATCGTCAGCGAGATCGGTTTCTTTCGGATAAGGAAGTAAAGCGGATCGGACCTGATGAGCTTTCAACCGAAATGGTTCTTAGCTGAATGAACGTCATGAGCCGCAAACGAGCCGTTAGGCGTCTGTATTCGCAGCATAGGACCGAATGGGATTTCGGCTGGCACGATCCTGACATGGTTTGGCGCAAGAAATTGAGAGAGATATATCCCGTTGATTTTGTGGCCGCCAATCACAGACGCGATGTTCCCCCGTCCATGATGAATGACCATGCGCGCCGCATGATGGTCTTCCACCAGCAGATCAGGGCTTGTCGGTGAACGCCCCCTACGCGCCACAGCCGGGCTTGCCAGTGAGCCCGCCGCAGACCAGCAACCCAATGCAGGCCCAGATGGCGCAGGCCCTCACGCCGCAGCCCCAGCCAGTGACCCATGACGTCACTGTGGTGACTACCAAGAAATACGCTTGCGCCAAGGTGCTGGGCGTTCCTCCCGAGGAATTCGGCATTGAACGCGGTGCGCGGGACATCGAGACCTGCAACTACGCCTTCCACGAGGTCGTCACCAAGACTGAAGGCCAGCTAATCGCGGAAGGTTACGACGAGCAGCAGATTCAGGAGCTATCCGATTACGTTGGCAACACCAACGTCGAGACCACGGCGCGGGATTCGGTCAACGAGCATTTCATCAGTTCGGACGTGAACTCCTCGGCGCGGCTGGTCAAGCTCACCGAGCATTATGTCCGAATGGACTACAAGGGCGACGGCAAGCCTTGTTTGTATATGGTGGTGACTGGCGGCGACCAGGGCGAAATTCTTATCAAAGACGGCAAAGAGGTCATCGAGCCGATCGACGTGATTCCGTTCGCGTGTACGTCGCCGGTTCCGATTACCCATCGCTTTTTTGGCCGCTCGGTTGCCGATCTCGTCATGCCTGTAATGCGGGAAAAGACCGCGTTAAAGCGAGGCGCGCTTGATAACCTCTATTTACATAACAATCCGAGGGTTGAAGTTGCCGAGGCCAATGCTGGCCCAAATACTCTTGACGATCTGCTTGTGTCTCGTTCTGGCGGCGTTGTGCGTACTAAAATTGCTGGTGGCCTTAATTGGCAAACGGTCCCCGATATTACGCCCAGCGTCTACCCGATGCTGCAATACCTCGACGCCGAGCTTGAAACCCGCACCGGGCTATCAAAGCAAACCCAAGGCTTAGACGCCAACGCGCTGCAAAATCAGAGCGCTACCGCAGTAGCGCAGGTGTTCTCGTCCTCGCAGATGCGAATGAAGCTGACCGCCCGCATTATGGCGGAAGGCGTGCGGCGTATCTTCTCATTGTTGCATCACACCATTCGCTCGCACGGGCAGGAACAGGCGACCGTTCGGCTTCGCAACAAATGGGTTCCGGTTGACCCAAGGAATTGGAAAACCCGCGACGACATGACGATCAATGTCGGGCTTGGCACGGGCGGAAAGGCGCAGCAGTTCGCGCAATTGATGGCCTTGGGGAATATCCAGAAGGAATTGCTTGCCGGCGGCAAGGCCAATCTGGTGGACGATACCGCGCTATTCAATACCGCATCCGAAATCACCAAGATCATGGGTTACAAAAACCCGGATCGGTTCTTTAACGATCCGACCGAAAAGGGACCGGACGGGCAGTTGATGCATCCTCCCGTGCCGCCGCCGCCTGATCCAAAAGTGCAGATCGAGCAGCAGAAGGCCCAGAACGACCAGCAGGCCAACCAACAGAAGGCGGCTCTTGAACAGCAACAGGCCCAGATCAAGAGCCAGCAGGTTAGCGAAAAGGCGCAACTGGATGCGTTCCATCAGAAAGTGAAGATGGAGGGCGAATTACAGCTAGCGCGCGAAAAGGCGCAGCTTGACAAAGAAATGGCGATGATCGACGCGGCATTGAAGGAACGCGCTGACCAAAGGGCGCATGAACTGCATCAACAGAAAATGTCTCATGCCCAGCAGTTGCACGAGCATACCATGGCACAGGGCCAGCTAGGCATGGTGGCGACCGCTCACGCGCACGACACCAAGATGGAATTGGCGCAGCAGGCCGCGAAAAAGAAGCCCAAGGGGGACAATTGATCGCTTTCGTCCTCGCCGCTGCGGATCATGGCGCCATGCTGGTTAACCGCATGGATTATAACCACGTCATGAGCGGCGACTATTACGGCGTTGGTGCCCAGATCATGGAAACCGGCTGTTACGATCGTCGCGACGTGGAGAACCTGAAGAACCTGTTAGTCTGCCGGCGCAATCATTTCGGTGATGGGGTCGTTGCCATCGACGGAGGGGCCAACATCGGTGTGCATACCCTTGAATGGGCACGCCTGATGCGGGAGTGGGGGTCTGTCATCGCTGTAGAGGCCCAGGAACGGGTATTCTACGCGCTGGCAGGCAATATCACCTTGCAGAATTGCTTCAATGCACGGGCGATATGGGCAGCACTGGCGGATGTACCCGG